CATTAGTAATTGAAACTAAAACACCTGGCGCAACACCTTTACCACCACCTTCTTTTGCTTCAGAATTTACAGCAGTCTGTTCTTCACTATCTTTTTTATCTTCGCCATTGTCTTCAGCTTCTTTACTTTGACCATTCTCAGTAGACTCTTCGTTTGATTCGTCTTCATTATCATTCTCATCATCATTAAGATTATAATTGTCTGAGATTAAATGTTTATCAAAGTCAGGTAATTTTTTTAACTTCTCTACTTCTTTTTGTTGCCAATTCAATAGTTGTTTAGCAAGGTCAACAACATCATCAAATGTTTTTAATGCGTCAACCTTACTTAACCATTTGTTATCAACAGAGGAGAAAGAAATCGGTAATCTTTTTGAAGACTTATAAAACAAGTTGATTTTATCAATCAACATTAATTCTTTGTTAAGGTCTTTACCTTTAGTACCAAAAAAGTTTTGTTTTTCTAATATATCAAAACCATTTAAATAATTCTTAACAACACCTGGGTATTGTTTTTGTATAATTCTATCTATTCTACAATCTTCTAATACATTAACATATGATCTTAAAGACTCATCATGCATGATTCTAGCCCAACCATCTGTTGGAGTATGTAGAGCGTGAGCGCATTCGTGTGCGATTAACATATCGTACACATCACCTTTTTGATTTTTGAAAACTGGTAGTGTTAAAACTCTATGTTTCGTATCAAACGAAGCGGTTTTAACTTTATTATGTTGTACTTGAATATTCTCGGTAGCGATTAACTTTGCGAGTATTGATTTTGAATCTAAATTAATTGTTTGTGTGTCCATGTAGCTAATAGTATCAGGATTAACTTTAAAGTCAACCCTCTAAATTGCTAGTGTTTATGTAGGTTATTTAATGTAGATGTTCTTACTTTGTTCTTTTTAACACTTTTTCGTATATATTTGACGCTAGATTCTTCATCATAAGAGGCGCTACCATACGACCGATTCTCTCAGCTTGTTGGTCAAACTTACCTTGTAGTTTATAATCATCTGGTAAACCCATAATTCTTATTAGTTCTTTTATAGTAAACTTTCTATTCTTATTATAATGAAATACACCTGATACACTCATTTGTTGTCCTCTTTGTGTAAGTGTTGGACAAGGTAAATTCTCAGCAGGTCTTATCATATTAAACATTGATTTTTTGTAATTTATATCTACAAAGTGATATTCTTTGTCAGTATCCCATTCATAGTGTTTAACATCTGTATTCATTAATTGTTCTATTGTAGTATTACTATTTGATACTACTGGCTTCGCATTTTTCTCTTTGAAACCCATCGCTTTGTATTCTTCCCATTTATCTTTGGGTATAATTCGTATTGAGTTCTCACTTGGTTTAAGATGTTTTTTTGGAGCAAAAGGTAATATCTCTACCCACTTCTTTTGAAAGCCACCTTGTACATAATCGTATAATTCTTTTTCTTCTTCTTCGTCATTTTGTACATCTTCAATAGATTCTTTTAATGAGATTTGTTTATTATATTTCTCAGGATATACTTCGTTTTCCATAGTCATAAAGTTTAATCCTGCTTTTTCCATTATATCGTTTCTTACAGCAATAAAGAAACATCTTTGTCTTCCTTGAGGAGTGCCATAATCTGCGGCGTTTAATACTTTACCTACAGCTTCATAACCTAATTTACCAAATTCGTTTATAATTCTATTAAAATATTCTTTCGCTTCTCCCATTGTAATACCAGCAACATTTTCACCGATCACTACTTTAGGCATTATCTCTCCAGCAATTCTTGTAAATTCAAAGAATAAATCTTCTATGTTTTCTACTTGTTTTCCGTCTGAATATGTCTTGGTTTGATCCCAACCCTTTTCTCTTTTACCAGCGACACTAAACGCTGAACATGGTGGCGAGCCATCTAATATATCTAATTCACCCTTTTTAATACCAGCAACTCTTAAAAAATCTTCACCTGTAAGTTTCTTTATATCGTCATCTAATATTGGAGTGTTTGGGTAGTTTGCGCCATATGTATCTACGGCTGATTGTACAAATTCATTTACACATAAAATTTTACCACCAGCTAATCTATAACCAGTGGAAGAGCCACCACCACCAGCAAAGGTAGATATAACTGTAAAAAGTTCTTTATTTGAGTTGTCAATAACTTCTTTTAAATAGTATGGTTTAAACATAATGTAATATTATCAGGTTTATCTTTAAATGTCAATGTTCATTTTTTTACATAATTTAGATTACATACTAAAGATATTCTTCTATTTCTACTTGATATTATATGTGGCATATTTACGATACAGTGGTCTAACTCACCATTAAACATTAATACTGAATTTTGTAATCCTGGTATTATAAAGTCTTCTCGTATATGAGTTCCATATACTGGATATAAATTTTGTAAATATAAAACAACTGAAAAGTCCGAAGTATGACTATGCATAGGATAAAGTTGATTCGGTATACTTATATTACCCCAAGTTTTATCAAAAACCAATTCACTATCAATATATTCACTAGTAAATTTTAATATTGATTCTTTATAAGATTCCCAATGAGGTGTTGTATATTTTTTCAATAGATCGGGAAATGTTTGTAAAGGGGGTATTGAATCTTCTAGGACCGGCCTAGTTTTCGCTTCAAACTCTATATCGTCTATAAGTTTTAAACGAACATCATCAGTTAATATATCACTCTTTGTATATAATGTGTAGTTTCCAAAATTAAGTTGTGGCATTGGCACCATTACTTTTTTTTAAATTATCCATAATTTTTTCTGCTTTTTTATAAGCTCTATCTAGTTTTAGTTTACTAGCTTTTTCTACAAAGGTTCTTCCTAGCATATGGTCATATTCATGTTGAAATATTCTGCTAATCATACCATCTAAATGACCTTCTTGTAAATCACCCTTTTCATCTTCATATTTTACAACTACTTTACGAGGTCTAGTTATATTTAAAAATACAAAAGGAAATGTTAAACAACCTTCTTGCATTACAACTTCTTCCTTGCTTGATGATATAATCATAGGATTAAAACAAGTCATCTTTAAACCTTTTTCTAATTGTAAATGGTCACCCATAACGAATACATTAAAAGGTAAACCAACTTGATTTGCTGATAGTCCTATACCACCATACTTTTTCATCGCAGTAAACATAGCTTCTGATAATTCTTTTCTATCTTTGAATCCTTCCTCTTTTAACATAGAGTTGTCAAACGGAGCTATTGCTGATTGTATTCTTGGATCTCTTGGTGGTATTAATTTTAGTTCTTTCATATTACTCCTATTTATTTGACATTGAAACACCCACTCTTGGTGTTAATGGTATTACATTGTGATATGTTCCTGGTTCAATAGTTATTAAATCACCAGGTTGTAATGTATATTGTTCTCTTTCATCTATAATCCATAATGTTTGGCCTTGACATTGCCAATATATAACTTTCATAGTATCTTTGTGATTTCCAAAAGTTCCTGTTGAAGTTATCACATTCATATATAAGTGAGCAAATGTTAATTTTAAGTCATCTAATACTTTTTGTACAGATGGTATTCTTTGAGCTCCGTGAACCACATAAAATCCTGGATTTTTAATTTTTACTTCTTCTTTATTTTGTATAGATAAGTTAACATTAGCAATTGCTTCTTCCCATGTAGGAGTATTTAAATTAAACTTTCTTCTTACAATTACATTAGACATATTGTAGTTCCGTAAAATTATGTTCTTTCTTAAACTTAATTATGTTAGTAAACTTATCAAATAGTATATCGCCTTTGTGTGATATAATAAAGATATTTTCATTTTCCATTTGCTTTACAATCTTAAAGAAATCATCTGTACCTTGACCATCTAACGAGCTATCAAATATCTCATCAAGTACCATTAAGTTTGTATTAGCGCTGTTCTTCATCTTAGCAATAGCACGCCATGTAAATACTAACGCCAAATCTATTCTCATCTTCTCGCCCTCACTAAAACTATTATAATCAAAGGTATCTCTATGTCTGCTTTTAACTGTTTCGTTAAATTCCTCATCTAAATGAAATGATATAAAGAAGTCCATAGATTGTAAATATTGATTTATAAGTGTATTCATAATAGGTAGATACTTCTTAATGATTTTGGCTTTAGCACCCTTATCAGATAATACTTCTCTTATAACATCTAGGTACTTTTTCTCGTCTGTAATTTGTTCTAATACAATTTTAGTTTCTTCTAATTGTGTTTTTAATTCATTTAGTTGACCTTCAACATCTTTACTATCTTCTTCTTTATTTTCAAGTAATAATATTTCATTGTGTAGGCTATCACTAAATTTTTTTATCTCATCTATTGAAGTGTTTAGTTTTGAAATCTCTATATTTGCTTCGTACATCTTATTAGAAATTTTATCTAAATCACTAATTTTATTTTCTATACTTGTTAGTTCTTTTACTAAATCTTTCATACCATTATTTAAAGTGACTAACTTTTTCTTTTCATAATCTATTTTTTCATCTTTAAATTCTGGTTGTATTTTTTGTGTACAAGTAGGACAGTTATCATTTTCTTCAAAAAATTTTAAACTCTTTTCGTGTGTATGTAAGTTTTGTTCTATCTTTGTTTCTAACTTTTCTAATTGTTTTCTTTTACTTTCAATTTTATCTTTTTCTTTTATATCTTCTTCAAGTTGTTTATATTCCCCATCTAGCTTGGATATTTTCCTTAAATACTGTTCTTTTGCATCATCATTCTGTTGTAGTTTATTTTTCTTAATATCAATATCACCAATGCTTCTATTTTTTAGTTCTTCAAAATGTCTTGTTTCTAGTTCATACTTTGTTGTGATTAAGTCGCATTGATGTCTAGCTGCTGTTATTTTTTTACCTAATTCAGTTTGTTGATTTCTTGTGAGTATATCCATGTGTGATAATACTCTTATGTCTAGTATTTCCTCCACTACTTCTCGTCTATGTCTAGGTCTCATTTGCATAAATGGTTGATATGCCGAAGAACCCAAAACAGCAATCTGTTTAAATGCTCTATAATTTAATCTTAATATTTGATCTTCTAATACATTTTGATAATCTACACTTGAAGCGTCTTGGTTTTGTAATACATCATCACAATAGATTTCAAATATCGTAGGTTTAATACCTCTTACTACTTTAAAATTTTTTTTACCTATTTGAAACTCTAGCTCAACTAAAGTATCAGCATTGTTTATTGTATTTACAATCTGTTCTTTTTTAATTAATCTAAATGGTCTATTAAATAAAGCAAAGCATATGGCATCTAATAAAGTTGATTTACCAGAACCATTGGCACCTATTAAAAGTGTCATTTGAGCTTTGTTTAGTTCTACCTCAATAGGAGTATTTCCAGTAGAAAGAAAGTTTTTCCATTTTATTTTCTTAAATATAATCATTAAAAATATTCATATGGTAGTTTATCTCTATTTGAGATAAATAAATTACCCGATACACTAATCCTTGTACCAGTTGATTTAAAAGGACAAACCATGTGCATTAAGTTAGCAGGAAAAATTATCATATCTCCTACTTTGGGATTAACAGATACACCCTCAGTAGCCCATCTAGGTTTAGATGCTTGAGTATATTGTAGATGTAATTCCCCTGGCTTCATAGAAGTACCTCTATGTTCTTGTTGTTCTTTTTTTAATTCTTCAGGTATTTCTAAAAATAGTACAAAAGAATAATCACCACCATGATAGTGAACAGGATTAAAATCTCCAGCTTTCATAAAGTTTACCCATAAATCAATAGCTGTTAACTCAACATTTTCATTTGATATGCTATGAAATATACTATGATTGTGTCTATACTGCTGTAATATTGGTTGAATACTTTTATAGAACCAATTTGTTGTTTCATTATTATATTTAAATTGACTTTCTAGGTGACCTGCTAGTTTGTGATTGTAAGACTCTTTTGTTTCAATTCCATCTTTCAACAATCTTTCTATTATAATTTTATTAACAGGTGTTATAGCTACATATGGTCCAAAGTTTATATTTCTCATTATTTTTCAATTGCCTCAGAAAAAAGTTCTTTTATAACTACTTTTAGTTTTTGTTTATCTAATTTGGTATCTACATTATCTACATAATTACCTAAAAATGTTAATGTGTCTTCACCTTGATCTAATATATCTTCTGGTACGGAAGCTGTAATATCAGTATTTAAATCTTCTATAATATTGACTTCGTGTGTATCTATTGTATTGTGTAATTTGTCTATTAGTTTATTAAACATTTCTTCATTAGTTTTATTGGTCACTATAACTTTTACAAAACAATCTTCAAAATGTGATAAATCTAAATTTGTATAATCAGTATCTTTATCATTATAGATTAACTTTTTATGTAATCTAATAGGATTAGGGACTCTAGTCAGTTCTCTTGTTTCAGTATCAAATACATGAAACCCCTTTGGACACTTATAGTCTGACCAAGTAATTTCATATTGAGAACCACAATAATATATTTGTTTATCATCTGATTTTTTATGGAAGTGACCAGATATGACTTTTTCAAATCTTTTAAATAAAGACTTATCTATACCTTGCATATTATATGCACCGTTATGCATTTCAAATCCTTTAATCTCTAAATGACCCATAGCAATTTGAGCTTTACTATTTTCTATTTCTTTCATAGAGTGCTCGTAATTTTCGTCACAAATCCAAGGTATAAAAAGAATATCTAAGCCGCCTAGATTTACAGTAGTTGATTTATCATATATCCATGGCTCATGTTTACCATCATAGGTCGTACACAATTCTGTAATCGCATTTACTTCGTTTGTGTTTTTATAATAGGTGTCGTGGTTTCCTAATATGATATGTGTATCTATTCCTTCTTCCCACAATCGTTTCATAAACTTTTGTCTAAAGGTATGTGCTGTTTTAAAGTTGATAAATTTTCTTCTATCAACAACATCACCTAAGTGTACAAGGGTTGTTATGTTATTCTCTTAAAGATATGGAAAAAATATATCATTGTAAAATTTCATAAAATAATCCAAAAAAGCTGGACTATCATTCCTCGCACCAAAGTGCGTATCGTTTAACAAAGCAATTTTCATAATTTAGTTGAATAATTTAGATGTAGATTTTTTTATATTTCTTTTCTTTTTTACTTTTGCTTTTGGTTTAGTTGTTGTTTCTTCTATTTTTAAATTTTTTTGTAAAAATTCTCTAAACTGGTTCTTAAATTCACCATCTTCGTGTGGTTGTAAAGTCACATCATCATAATTATTATCCATAATAAGCTTATGTTTAATTGTGACTTGTTTTTTTTCTTTTTGTATTCTTCTTATAAACGCATAGTATATAATTTGTGTAAAATATGCAAAAGGATTACTTGACTTTGCTGGATTAAAATTGTCTAGGTATTGTAAACAATTTTCTATACCATCACTAATCATATCATCTCTAAAAGTATAATTGATAAAATTTGGTCTATATGATAAGTGATTTGCTATTTTTAAGAAACAACTTCCTATATAGTTGCTAACTAAAGGCTTTGGTTTTTTATCTTTTAATGCTTTATTAACTTCTTTTTTATAGACTTTCATTGCCTCTAAAAAATCTTTGTTATTTACATAATGTTCTTTTTTTGCTGCCATATTATTAATATACTACACTTTCTCTTAAAAGTCAACCGTCATGCTAGAATCAAGGTCAAATATATTCATGTTGATACTAATGGCTGTCTTTCTATTGGTTGATTGTAATAAAGGTGATCTATGAGGTATAAGTGAATTAAACAAAATAATGTCTCCTTCTTTTGCCTCTACATTGATTCGCTTGTTCTCATATAAATCATAAAATTCTGTAAGGCCTTCTTTGTTATTCATTTCTAATAGATAAACAGCAAGTAGATTAGCATTATTATGATAGTGCCAGCCATGTTTATCATTTTGATAATATTGTTGATACCATATATTAGAAACTTGTATATCTGATACCTTATAGAGTTCTCTAATATCTTCAAAAAAGGTCGTTTCATTTTTGATTAATTTGTAATATTCTCTGTCCATAGGATGCGTTTCTAGCATATAATCAGTCGCCGTCACAGCATAATTATTTTTAGCAATAGGAAACTTATCAGCACTATCAATATAGGACAGTATTTTATCTTTGATTTTACTATGATTTTTTAAGGGATAGACTAATATATTGCTATCAAATTTTGTAAACTTTTCATTCATAATAACATTGACTTTTACAACTTTCCGTATATAATAGAGCGTGTTGAGCGATTATAGAGGTAATATAGAATACTAGTGTAGCGTCCCATTATCATCATAATCATCAAGCTCTTCATCTTCAAATATTTCATTAATCTTTTCATTTTCTTTATTGGAAAACCTGACTCTTTCAAAGTCTTTTTTCTCAGGCACTTTTAGTTCTTTATCATAATTTGCTGCTACATGGTAGTATGATTTTATCATATCCGTGTTGGCATTTGTTATAGTTAATATCTTATCTTTTGGAATAGAAATAATATGATCTTGTGTGTAGGGTGCCCATTTAATAAGAGCTACATAATCCTTAAATCCACCAGGAGTAAGCTGAGGAACATACTTAATATGTAATGGTTTTTCTAACCTTAATAAGTGGGACTTTTTAGTTAATTGATCTTTGGGAAAAGAACATACTATATCATCACCATTAGCTAACTTTACTATTTTTATAGGTTGAGTAGTCATATAACTATTTAGTCAATTCCACATTATGAATTTCATAAAGAAAATCCTCACTATTATAAATGTTTATTCTTTCTTTAAAATGTTGTAGCGTGTAATTTACTTTGTCTTTGTAAGTTATATCATCAGCTATATCATATAAAGTAGCCATAGAGTTATCATCTTTAAGTCGTAATCCACGACCAATAGATTGTAAGTTTCTTATCCTAGATTTAGAAGGACTAGCAAAAATAATGTTATGCAAATTCCGTATATTAATTCCGGTTGAGAAAGTGCCGTAAGAAGCAACAATAATAGCGTTGTCAGACTTTTCGGTGATTTCTCTGATTTTTTCTCGTTCATCTGTTTCTACTCCACCATGTACATAAAAGACATTTTTATCGGTAGCCTTTTCCTGTATCATTTCTAATAATTTTTTACCGTGCTTTTCTACATATTGAAACAAGCATAATGTATTACCATTTAAAGAAGACGCTAGATTTCTTATATACTTATTTCTCTTTTCATTTGACACCAAGTAATCCATTTCTTCTTGGTATGTCTTGTCTTTCATAAAACTCCGAGCTGTTTGATCGTGTTGTAATACTAAACACATAATTTTTAATTCTGCTAGTTGTTTCTTTTCTTGTAGTTCACTTGTAGATACTACTTTATTAACATTACCAAATAAACCCTCTAATACTAATTTGTGTGTTTTAGTTCCGTCAAGTGTTCCTGTCAAACCAACTCGGTATTTGGTCTTTTCTAATTTTGTCATCAATTTTGTGAGCGACACAGCTTTAAAGAGATGAGCTTCATCTCCTATAATCATACCAAATTGCTCAAACCATTTTTTAGGTAAATTATAAATTGATTGCCAAGTAGATATAACTACTCTCTTATTAGTTTCTTTTTCGTGGCCAGAATATATCCTATGTACATTTCTTTCACTATTATAACCATAGTCTTTAAAGTCTTTAAATAACTGCTCTACAAGCGATGTAGTGGGCACTATAATAAGGATCT